TCCCCTCCTTTTAATTTAATCTCATTGATGTCCATTACTTATCACCACCAATAGAGATAGGAAGACCTAACCCTGTTGAATCAGTAGATACTTTAGGGATCTCATGTTTATGTGGAACCATAAAGTTAACACCTCGTACCTGTACATCAGCACAGATACGAGCATATTTTGTGCCAGGTGCAAAACGAATTCCAGATTTTAATAATTCTCCACAATTTTTTAACCTGGCTATCTCAAAGTCAAGGCGTTTATTAGCATTTTGTTGTTGCATTAATGCTATATTTGCTTTAGCTGCTTCTTTACATAGTCTTTGTGCTTCTTTATCTTTAGGTGTAGACCATGTAGCACTTACACCAAATGAAATGTTGTAGTTATCTTTCTGACCTGTACGAGTAGGAACATAGTAGAGCACGTCACCTGGATTGTCTGGCGCACCGTCTTCATCTAAGTCTCGCATGTCGTACACTGGCGAATCATAATAATCCTCCCAAGGTTTTTGAGACGATGCATTTCCAGTGATGAATGGAGTTACGTTGACGGTCTCACCTTGACATTGTATACCATTACCATATGTGTTAGTAATATATGGTCCTTGTAAAACCTGAATTGCCTGGTTGGTCACTGAGCCTGAACTATTAGCTACGGGCGCAGCAGTCGCACTTACACCTCCTACAGTCTCTGCACGAGCAGGAACTGCATTTACAATATTTGTTAGACATAAAATTACTGGGAGAAAATACTTGTTGTATCGGTTACGCTTGTAACCTCTGTTACTCTGTTGATAATCGTGTGATTTTGCAAACCAGGACCAGAATAGGTTTCTGTAAACTGGAACGCTGCACCAGGATTTGTCTGTGTGAACGTTGGTTTGCTTGTTACTCCTGTCCATGATGATGTCACGCCATTAATAGTTACATTGTTTGTTCCTGTCTCTGGGGACAGGTTGCCACTAGCAGTTACACCTGAGCCAGTCGCAGAATACTGATATCCTGTGGAATAATCCATCGAATTTATTGTTTCTGTGACTTTACTAGTTGTTTCTGTGTGGCTCGTCATTGAGCCCTGCTGAAAATTTGGGACCACGGGCACTGCCAGAACAGGTGCAGTAGAACTGACTACGAGTACACCTGTCGCAATATATGTTGTTATCTTTCCAAAACGGATGTTCACGAGGATCGCCCTCCATTAGTCGATCACTGTAATCTCGGACACAAATTGACCCGTAGCTGTAGTACCAGCTCCACCAGCTGTTATGCCGATTACATTTGCTGATGTAATTGTTGCAGCTAAATCTCCTGCTGTTCCAGCAGAGTAAGATGTTAAACTACTGAAGTTAGGATTAGCACCAACAGTTGCAGCACTCTGAGGAACAGCATCGGCTTGGGTGTAGCTTTGGCTAAAGCTGAACGCTGCACCTGCTGTATCTTGAGTCGCTGCAATGGTTCCTGGCGAATAAACACCTGAGGTGATTGTTCCTGCACTTACAGTGCCAGCAGTTGTCCCATCTGTAGTATCAATATTTGAACCTGAGATACTGAACGACGAACCAATTCTTGAGGAGGTTGCCCTTGCAGCATCAACAGTAAGTTGTACACTTGAAGAGTGTTTAGTTACGAGTCCACCAGCGTTAGCTGCACTCGCCGTCAAAAGTAACATAACGATAGGAAGTAATTTCTTCATTTCGCATAATTCTAGGATCCGTATTTATTTATTCAAATTCCTTATGTTCACCATAAACAATATTAATACGGTTTCCGCTTGACAAAATTTAATATTTGCTATATACTATTGTAACGTTTCTTAACAAAGTAACAAATGACTACAGTAACTGAAACTGGCGGACGCCAGAATATGTACCCAACTGAGGTGCAACCATACATTGACCAGAACTATGAGGGATACGGTCCTAATGCCGAGAAACTTAATGGTAGACTAGCAATGCTTGGTATAGTATCAGGTTTCATTTCCTACGCTTTGTCAGGAAGCTTTTTCTTCGGTGGTATTCTTGGGTTTTAAACCATGAATATTATTGAATCTATTTTATACACACAAACAACACAAAAAAGGTACACGATCATGACTCCAGAAGCAGAAAGATTTAATGGTTGGGCAGCAATGCTCGGTTTCGTAGCAGCAGTTGGTGCTTACGTAACAACAGGTCAAATCATTCCTGGTGTATTCTAAATGAACTACCATGACGTCATGGAAGTTTATAAAAGACCTATGTCAGTACGTTACATCCCATTCATTGCATTCATGTTTGCTACAGGCATCACAGCAACTGTAGGTATACCTGTGTATGCACACAGTCTACTATGATGTTAGACGCAGATTATCAAACGTGGATTCACACACTATTGTTTCCATTTATACCTGTTATCACGGTATTTTTGACAAGCTTTATAATGCTTGGTGATCTTCCATGGAATGATGATGACGATGATGACGATGACCAAGGAGGTGGGATGTTGATTCCCGCATTTGCACCATCAACTTAAATATGATATAACTAGAGGGGAGCATCCCCTCTTTTTTTATAGCTACAAATGGTAGATACATTAATCTTTCACATATACGAAAAGAATACAGACAAACCAGTCAAGGTATGCTTGACAGTAGATGAGTTAGAAAAACTCATCGCAGATAGAAAAATAGATTGGAAGAATTGGGAGGTTCAACCAGTGTATGGTGAATATGATACACACGATGCGTCCTTCTGAAATTAAAGCACACCTCAAGTTTCTCAGAGATCTTAAACGAGACTTAAAAAGGAATCCTAAGCACAGAATTCCTAAGCATCCTTTCGCAAAATATGGGTATAAATACCCATCTTCTAGGGGTTGACGGTTCTAGAGCAGCTCCTGTATAATAAATAAGTTAACAAATGTTAAGAAGGTTTTGCTTTCCTAACATGGTTTACTCTTGGAGAACGGACTAACACTCCTACCGAGGCTATCCAAGTAAAAGACGCCTCTCATACCTTTCCCTGAGGGTGGGAAAGGAATACTAATTTCAGTGTCCCCTGCACTATTACTTAACCCTTATTCAAATGACAACTCTTTCAAAAAAGCGTAGTGGTGGTCTCCTTGCTGGATGGCCAGAATTCTGCGAGTGGGTAACATCAACAGACAACAGACTTTATGTTGGTTGGTTTGGTGTACTCATGATCCCATGTTTGCTCGCAGCAGCAACATGTTTCATCGTTGCTTTCATTGCAGCACCTCCTGTCGATATCGACGGAATCAGAGAACCAGTTGCTGGTTCACTAATGTATGGTAACAACATCATCTCTGGTGCAGTTGTTCCTAGTTCAAACGCTATCGGTCTACACTTCTACCCTATCTGGGAAGCAGCATCTGTAGATGAATGGCTATACAATGGTGGTCCTTACCAGTTGGTAGTGTTCCACTTCCTTATCGGTATCACAGCATACTGTGGTCGTCAGTGGGAACTTTCATACCGTCTAGGTATGCGTCCTTGGATCTGTGTTGCATACTCTGCACCAGTTTCAGCAGCGATGGCAGTTTTCCTTGTCTATCCTTTCGGTCAGGGATCTTTCTCTGATGGTATGCCTCTAGGTATCTCAGGTACGTTCAACTTCATGTTCGTGTTCCAAGCAGAGCACAACATTCTTATGCACCCATTCCACATGCTTGGAGTAGCAGGTGTATTTGGTGGTTCTCTATTCAGTGCTATGCACGGTTCTCTTGTTACATCTTCTCTAATCAGAGAGACAACTGAGCAAGAGTCACAGAACTACGGTTACAAGTTCGGACAAGAAGAAGAAACATACAACATCGTTGCAGCACATGGCTACTTCGGTCGTTTAATCTTCCAATACGCTTCATTCAACAACAGCAGAAGTCTTCACTTCTTCCTAGCAGCATTCCCTGTGGTCTGCATCTGGGCAACTGCAATGGGTGTAAGCACAATGGCATTCAACCTTAACGGTTTCAACTTCAACCAGTCTGTCTTAGACAACAATGGTAAAGTGATTCCTACTTGGGCAGACGTTCTTAACAGAGCAAACCTAGGTATGGAAGTAATGCATGAGCGTAACGCTCACAACTTCCCACTTGATCTAGCTGCTGCAGAGACAACTCAGGTTGCTCTTACAGCACCTTCAATCGGTTAATGAAAAACCTACTGCAAAGTCCTTATAGGGATCTAATAGAATTCGGTTTCTTTATTGCAGTTGGTATGACCGCAGGATCATTAGGATTAATCTAAAATCACAAAGTGATTTCGTTGGCGGGGAAAAAAATTCTCCGCCAATTTTTTTGCCAAAAAGTTGACATACAGTTAATCATCTGATAATATGAGGGGATAAACCCCTCATTTTTTATGCTTTATAATTTTTCCCAAGAAGGAAAAACTTACTTTGCTCCTAATTTAAAGTATGTTTTGGCAGAGGTTGAAGTAATGGATCCTGATAACGAATTTGATCTTTTGAAAGAAGAGATTCTATCTAAAGAGAAATCAATCATTGAAGAGTATGAATTTGAAAGTGATTGGGGAACTAAATTAGGAAAGAATAGTTTGACATCACGGTCAAACAACTACAACCTTCTCAACTTTGATAACACAAAGAACTTAAAGGAAGCCATCAAGAACTTACATGATTTGTATCTAGATATCTTTCATAGAAAGGTAGGAGAAGAAAAATATTATGTACAAGCATGGGCAAATGTGCTGAGGAAAAAAGAAAAAATGTTTCCTCATAGACATGCAGGAGATCAGTATTCTTATCTTACTGGTAATTTTTGTTTGGATGTAGATGGTACATCAACTTACTACATTCATCCTTTTACAGATGAGATTCATGAATCTAAAAATATTAATGGTAAGATGACAATCTTTCCTAGTTTCGTGAAACACTATACAGATCCAGTTTCAAAAGGACAGAAGAGTCCTAGAATGACATTAGCATTTGATATTGTGACACAAGAGTGTTATGATCAGTTTGTTAAACTTTATCCAAACTCACAATTGATTGAGTTATAAATTAAAATGACAGGAGAATAAAAACTATGGATGTTAAAGTTTATACGAGTTCTGGATGCACTTGGTGTGCTAGAACAAAAGAACTATTAGAGAGAGCAAACATCACAGATTATACTGAGATCATTTGGTCTGATATGTCTGGCGATGATCAAGAAACATTTAAGAATTCATATCCAGATGCCCAAGGATTCCCTGTAGTCTTTGTTGACGACTCGTTTGTTGGTGGGTTGGTTCCTTTTGCAAAACTACTTATGGAAAAAGGATTAGTATCCGCACCCAAAAAATGAAAGAACTTAAAATAAATAGAGGTATCGAGCTCATGCTCAGGAGGGCAAAACCGAAGGAACAGAAATCTAAGAAAGGTTTACACATTAATAAGGTGTTCTCCCTCCTCAAACGCAAAGTGTACTTCAACTTTGAACTAAGGTGGGAACAGGAAACAAATTAGTTCGGAGTTGAACAATGACTGAAACTTTAATGATTTACATTTCATTAACTACATCCTTTATTTTTTTAGCAATTGGAGTACTATTTGGATGGGTAGCTGCAGAAGTAAAACAAGAACACATGTATAATGTACAAGAAGAAAGTGTTCATCCAGAGATGCTAAACTCCAATGGTAACTGGATCAACGAAGAACTTCTCTCAGTTCGCTTCCTAAATGAAGACGAATTAGAAGAGGAATAAATATACTTACGATAACAATTAGGTTATGAAATTATTAATGCATGAAGTGCTACAAAAAGTTAGCAATGCAAAGACAAAAGCACAAAAGGTTAAACTTCTGGAGGATTTTAACACTCCAGCACTTAGAGCTATTCTAATTGCTAACTTTGATGAGAGTGTTATCTCTATGCTTCCAGAAGGCGAGGTGCCTTATGAGAAGAACGATGCACCAGAAGAGACAGAGCATACTAAATTGGATCATGAGTATCGCAAGTTGTATCTCTTCTTCAAAGGTGGTGCAAATATCTCACAGACACGTCGTGAAACCTTGTTCATTCAACTCCTAGAGGGTCTACACAAGGGTGAAGCAGAGGTTCTGTGTCTTGTAAAGGATAAAAAGATTGGAAAGCGTTGGAAGATCACACGTCAGTGTGTAGAACAAGCGTTCCCTTCAATCCAGTGGGGAAATCGTAGCTAATGGTCACCTTGAATATTCTAAAAGAAAATTGCGATCCACAAAAAGATAACAACACTGCTCTACCTTACAACGCATACCTTGTTCAATACAAGGTAGGTGAGGAAGAGACAAGATGGGATCTTACTATGGCATATAAGATGTCTGAAATATTTGATCATTACTATGACAAATATAAAAATGTATTAGCAATTAAACAATCTGATGGCAGAGTAGCTCCTAAACTTTGGATTGATCCTAGTAAACCTCAACCTAAGAAAAAGAAATGAGTGTAGAACAAAAAGGAAACTGGGCAATTTTCTATTGCAAAACTGCAAATAGAAAAGAGTGGTTCACCATGAAACTATACAGGAAAGATGGTGTCCTTGTGTCTGCTAAAACTTATGATGAGGTGTATAAATTTAATCGTTTCAAAGAAGCATATAATTTTATCAAGGAATTGATTACAATTGACAATCCTGTCTATGATGCTCAAGTAAAAAGAGTGTGTAGGACTAGAGGAAAAGGTTTTTATTTATCAGGAAATTAATAATTAATTAACGTAACGGTATTGAATGTTACAGATTGACATTTCTAAATACTTATGTTAGTATTCTAACACGTTCATCCAAATGCACGGACTTGCACTGCTGGTAGCACTCCTCGCTGGACACGACTCATATCATTGGGAAATGTCTTGTACGGAATGGAATGAAGTAAGGGTTGAAGTACTCAGCGATGAGAACTATACACCTGATGCTAGGGAGTATCTTATTGATTACTTCTATACTAAAGTTCCAGATCAGAATTGTAAGCCTTGGGCAGTTGGACGCAAGTAAGTCGCGGAACGGAGCGTTCATCCTATGTTTGAAGTGTTTCTTGTAGCAACCATGGCTTGTTCTGATGCTGTCGGTGTCATCGACCGTATCAATAAGCATGAGTATATGGAAGCAGCAATCAAGGAAGAGCTTGTTGAAGTACTTCAAGAAGCAACTCCTCATTGTCCATGGGACGCAAACGACTAAAGGAACGGGGCTAAAAATCCAACTACTTTAGGAGAAGCAAAATGACAACAGTCACTTACAGAGGCGTCAAGTATGACGCAGAACAGTACAACGCAAACGTGCTTGAAGAAGCAGCAAAGCGTCAGCGTCACGATTTAATGTATCGTGGTATCAAAGTTAGAAGCAAGGCGGTTCCTTGCAGTTGAGGTAAAACAATGCTTAGGATCAAGGTTGATTGGGCAAGACCCATTCTTCCAGACTTTGATCCTGTTAAGCACGATCCAGAAAGAACGTTCGCATTCTTGACCTATCGTGGTGTACACTACGCTAAATGGGTTTACCTTAAAATCCACTTTAACGGTATCAAAGACTGGAAGATCTCAAAATAAAAAAGTGCCTATGAGTATAAACTCGTAGGCATTTATTTTTGTTTCAAATTCTCTAAGATGTGTTGGTATCACAATAAATAGTGGTAGAATTGGAGACAACAAGATGCTCTGAAACCTCCTTTATATTATGAGGTAAACTCACGGAGGAATATGCATAATTTAATACCTCACAGTCAATTAGATGGCTGGCAACACAATCATTACAGGTCTCACGATGACATGTTAGATGATTATTACGAGTGTCTAATCGAGTGTGATACAAAGCACAATGAATGCAAACGTATCTGTAGAGAGATTCTACATTAATTAGAAAGGAGGGGTAGACACCCCTCTTTTTTTATGATATGATGTCTTCATCTGAACTCCTAAATATATGGACAGAGATAAACTCAAGCTCATCGTCAAGAATTTAAAATCTTTAGTCAACGCACTTGAGAGTGAAGTCTATTCAAATGTAGATGCATATAGATATGTTCA